AAATTAGACTCATTAAAAAAAACTACACTAAATACATTTCTTGAAGTTTGCGAGGCTTGGGGTTTAAAAGCTAATAAACATTACAACTTTAACGGAGGTTCTAATATTATTAAGTTTTATAATAAATCAGAAATAATGCTAAAAGATTTATTCTTGTACCCTTCAGACAGGAACTTTGATAATTTAGGATCTTTAGAAATAACAGGTGCTTTTATAGATGAAGCAAACCAGATAACAGAAAAGGCTAAAAATATTGTAGCCTCTAGAATGAGATACAAGTTAGATGAATATAATTTAATACCTAAGATGTTAATGACTTGTAATCCAGCAAAAAACTGGGTTTACACTCAATACTACAGACCAGCAAAAGAAGGTAAACAAAAACCATATAGAAAGTTTATTCAAAGCCTTGTAGATGACAATGAATTTATATCTAAATATTATAAAACACAGCTTCAGACTTTAGATGAACTAAGTAAGCAGAGATTATTATTTGGAAACTGGGAATATGACGCAAGTAAAGATAATTTAATTGAATATGATGCTATTATTAATATGTTCTCACAAAAAGGAATAGAAGGTCAAAAATTTATAAGTTGTGATGTAGCACGTTTTGGAGCTGATAAGACAGTAATTATGTATTGGGAAGGGCTACACCTTAAAAAGATAAGAACTTTGCTTAAATCGGCTGTAAATGACGTTGTAGACGAAGTAAGACAATTACAACAGGCTAATGCAGTACCATTAAGAAATATAATAATAGATGAAGATGGGGTTGGGGGTGGAGCTAAAGACTTTCTAAGGTGTCAAGGATTTACTAATAATGCAAGACCATTAAAAAAAGAAAATTATCAGAATTTAAAAACGCAGTGCTATTATAAACTAGCTGAACTAATCAATAAGGCTCAAATAGGAATTACGTGTCCAGATATTAATGTAAAAAATGATATAATAGAAGAGTGCGAACAAGTAAGAATGAAGGATGCTGATAAGGACACTAAACTTCAGATGGTTCCAAAAGATACTGTAAAGGATATTATTGGAAGATCACCAGACTACTCAGATGCTTTAGCTATGAGAATGTTTTATGAAATAGATGGGAATTTTGGAAAGTATTTTGTGCAATAAAAAAGGGGGTGCCTAGCGACAACCCCCTAATCAACACAATATGAAAGAAAGAAAAGTGAGCAAATATACAAACTTTAAACTAAAAACAAACTTTTTCTATTATATAATATGAAGGTAAAAATTCAGAAGGACAATAAGATTAAAAATTTTAAGCTAATAAGCAAATGGACAGATGTAACTTTAGAAAAGTGGCTAAAACTTATAGGACTTAAAACAGAAAGCAAGACAAAAGAAGCTCAAGAAACAATAGCAGCTCTTTCAAATATACCTAAGCAATTAATAAATGAGCTAAGTATAAAAGATGTAGGCGTTATAATGAGTAAAATAGCAGAGCTACAACAGGGACAAGATAGCTCTTTAAGAAGATTTATAAAAATAAATGAAGTTGAATATGGTTTCCATCCAAACCTAGATGATATTACACTTGGAGAGTATGCAGATATTGAAACTTTTATAAAGAATGGAGTTGATAATTATCTACCAGAATTAATGGCTGTTTTATATAGGCCAATAACAGAAAGAAAAAATAATGTTTATACTATAAAAGCTTATGATGGTGATATAAGAATAAGAGCAGAAGAAATGAAAAAGATGTCTGCAGAACAAGTGCAAAGTGCGCTGGTTTTTTTTTGGCATTTCGTAACAGAATTATCGGAGATTTTGCCATCATATTTGACTCAGAAGCTGAAGGAAACGAAAGTGCAATAGCTACAGAATCTTTTGCAGATAAATGGGGGTGGTTTGGTGTAATGTATAGATTAACAAATGGTGAAATAATAAACTTAGAAAGAATAACAAATCTTAGCCTTTTAGAATGTTTAACTTGGCTAAGTTACGAGACAGATTTAAACTCACAAAATAAAGTAAAAAATGGTAAGCAATAAAACATATAATAACGTACTAAATACCCTGTTAAGACTTGGTGAGTATCACGATCAGATAAGTACAACATCAGTAGGTGATATTTGGGAAATTAATTTGGAAAAGATGCAAAAGATGCCTTTGCTACATATTAATCCTACTTCAGTAGAAACTGGAGACAGTCAGCTTACATATAACTTTCAAATATTTATAGCCGACTTAGTATCTGAAAAAGAAGATTGGACTATGAATAATGCAGATGCTAATTTTACAAAGTTAATTAAGACTTTAAATAATGAGCAAGATGTATTTAATCAAACTTTACAAATAGCTACAGACTTTATTGGAATGTTAAGGCATTCAGAAAGACAATCTATAGAAGGTGTAGATGATATTAATGAACCTATTTATTTTACACAAGACCAATTTACTTTAGAGCCTTTTCAAGAAAGATTTGATAATTTACTTTGCGGTTATGTATTCCAAATTGGAATCTTAGTAAAAAATGATTTTCAGACTTGTAAATTACCTGTAACACAAAAAGGTGCAGGATATTAATGTTTAAATTTAAAATATGGAAGATAGAGATACAGCTTATACCACCAAAATTAACAATAAGATTATGAAATATGACGAAATATTAGAAAAGCTAGAAGAAATAAGCATTAAGCTAGAAACATATAATGACTATCCACAGAGTGCAACAAACAATGCTAAGAAAGCTATTAAGTGGAAAAAAGAAAATGGAAGTGATTGTGGCACTAAAGTAGGCTGGACAAGGGCAAATCAATTAGCTAATAGAAAGAATATAAGCAGAGATACCATAGCAAGAATGGCATCTTTTAAAAGACATCAGCAGCATAAAGACGTACCATATTCAGAAGGTTGTGGTGGAATTATGTGGGATGCTTGGGGGGGCACTTCAGGTGTAGAATGGGCAATTAATAAATTAAAACAAATAGATAAAAAATAATTATGGCAGACTTAACAACAACAATAACCGAAGCAGTAGTCTTAAATGGTGCACTTAGAGGATCTAGTAATACACTAACAACAGAAAATATTGTAGATGTATATGAGAGAATAGTGACCTGTACACAAGCTCAAGATACAATAATAGCAGTATTTGACACAGCTCCGTATAGCAGTCCTGGAGCTATTGACAGAGATAACGCTAAATATATCAGAGTTACTAACTTAGATACTGAAAATGAAATTGAATTAGCAGTGGTAGGTGTAGCAACTTCTTACATAGTAAGGCTAAGAGCTGGAGCTTCACATATTCTTTTTAATGGTGATGATATTATAAAAGGTGCAGGAAGTACAACTATTGTATTCGGAGTTACTGACGAACTAGCAAATCTAGAAGCAAGACCAATAGGAGCAAATGATATTCAACTTGAATTATTTGTAGGGCTTGTATAATGGATACAATTAAAGTAAAAAGATACTTAGAAAGCTTTGGAAAACAAGTTGTAAGAGATTCAAAAAAATTTCTGAAGTCAGCTAAAGGAAGCACAGCACTAGGCAACTCAATTAGATTTACAGTTGAACGTACAGCTACAGGATTTGATACTAAGTTTTATATGGATGATTATGGAACTTATTTAGATCAAGGTGTTTCTGGGAATAAAAAACAAGTATCTTATACAGACTACAAAGGAAAAAATAGAATAAGCTCTTTTAAATACACTACTAAAGGACCACCTATTGATATACTATCTAAGTGGATTAAAAAGAAAGGCATTCAACCTAAAGGACTTGGGCGTGGAAGATCTAAAACTACAGGGCAATATATTTCAGGATTTGCTTATTTGATAAGTAGAAAGATAAAAAGAGATGGAATAAAAAGCCTGAGTTTTTTCCAAAGACCTTTAGGCGCAGGACTTAAAGATCTTGATAAAAATTTATTAAATATACTTGCTTTAGATATTAAAACTTATTTAACTACATATACAAAATAAAAAAGAATGGCAAACTCAATAATAGAACAACATCCAAAAGTATCTAGCGACAGATTTATGCCTGTTGGGCAACCTGTAATATTTGTAGTTTCTAATAATGACATTGTAGCAAATCAAACAAAAGTAAAGTTTGTAGCTCGAGTACATATAAGCGACACTAATACAGTTAACTTATCTAATTCAGCAACTCTAATTGGAACATTTAAAACTACACCAAATAATGCTGGAGTAGGCATATTTGATTTTAGATCTGTTATTGAAAATTTTGTAAAAGCTGATAACTTAGCAAAAGAAGGAAGTCAATATAAAACAACTACAACTGTAGATCCTACAAACCATCCTATGCACTTAATTGATAAATTTTCTGGTAACAATAATTCAGCTAGATATTTTGCAGTAAAATTTGAGGTTGAATTTTTAGGTGCAGACATAACACAACCAACTCAAGTTAATATACCTTCAGGAACAACAGCTAACTCAGACTCATATAAAATATTTAATGGTTATTTAAAATACACTGACAAATTAGATTTATTAAATAATAACTTTGGTTATAATATGAACTTTTTTGTTTTAAGTGGTTTTGCAGATAAGTTTCTAACTAATGCACCTGTTGTACAATATGCTAATATAAACGACTACGGAACTTTTCCTATGTTAAACAGAAATGGTACTTGGAGGATTGAATTTAAGTTTTATGAAACAGATGGTTCTTTTATATCTTCT